AAGAGTGGGCGAATGAACAGATTGAGGCATATGGTCGGAATGATCCGTGGGTTTTGGTGAATGTCTTTGGACAGTTCCCGCCATCTAGCTTTAATGCTTTGATTGGACCGGATGAGATTCGGGAGGCAATGAAGCGTTATTATCGAGACTATGAGATTGGTCGCGTAGCGCGAATAATGGGTGTTGATGTCGCGAGGTTTGGCGATGATTCGTCGGTTATTGCTTTTAGACAAGGCTCTCAGATGTTCCCATTCAAAAAATATCGCAGTCTTGATTCAACCCAGGGGGCGGGGCGTGTCGCACGTGAATGGAATGACTGGATGGCAGATGCTTGTTTTATAGATGCATCCGGTGGGTTTGGCTCTGGATGGATAGATCAGCTCAAAAATCTAGGGAAAGCGCCTATCGGTATTCAATTTGCAGGCAAGGTACATAAATCTGAATTATTCGAGAATAAACGTGCTGAAATGTATTTTGATTTTTGTGATTGGATAAAGAAAGGGGGAGCGCTCCCGAATTGTCCGGAATTGATAGCTCAATTAACAGCGACAACTTATACATTTACGAAGAAGGGATTGCTTATTATCGAGCCTAAAGATGTTGTGAAATCAAAACTTAATGGGCAGTCGCCGGATGAGGCGGATGCGGCTGTTTTGACATTTGCGGAGCCAGTGTCTGTATTTCAGCGTGAAGAGGGTAATTCCAAAACATATTCTTATGCTACAGATTACAATCCATACGCTGAAAGAGTATAATTATTTTTAGGAAATACAAATTATAAAGAATAGATGGATGATGTAAGATTAAATGGATTTATATTTTTTTAAATATCCATTAAGTTCTGCGCATAATTTTGGAGCATCGGTATTATCGTGTGTCTCTGTAATAGCTACATGCGCTCCTTGACCTGAATAGAGAGACTCGTAAATAGCTCGAACTGTAGCTGGCCTTTTTATATATTTTGGATGATCTTGTTTTAGAATGATGGCAACCATTTTCGGGTTCAATAATTTTTTGTTGAATATTTTTACCAATTTAAATCCTTCTATTTCATCCCAGTCAAAACTTGTTGTTGGGAGAACAATTCCGCTTTCTGTTATTTGCATAATAAATCTTGGTTTGAATATGCTATATAATCCTAATAATGTACATAGTGAAAAAATGAATATTCCCATATATGATATGGCAATTATGAGTTTTGGGCTGGAAGGATCTGCTACTACTAATTGGCTTCCTGCAACAAGAGTTAAGCTAATTAAGGTTAATTTGATGGCTCCGTATCTTGTGGTGTAAATCGTTTTTGGTTTAATAAGAACAATTTCAGATTCGATATCACTCATAATTTCTCTCCTATTTGATTTTCACAATTTGTGATCGAGCCCATTCTTCTAAATCATTGCGTTCATATCGGACCGTTTTCCATCCTGATCTTGTAAAAGGCGGTCCCTTCAAGGAATTGTTATGAACGGCAAGTTTTTGAAGCGTTCTGGGAGATATGGCGCATCCCATGCTTGTAAGAAAAGCTGAGGCTTCCTTGCGGCTGAACCATTTCTTTTCTGTATTTACAAACATGAATATGAACTCCAATCTTTCCTTATTATGCCTATGAGTTCTTAACAAATCAATAATTAGATTGTTTTTTTGATAAAAAAAAATATTCATATATTTATGAGTGATTTAACAGAAAAAGAAATCTTTGATTGTCTTTCTGAGAATTTTCGTCTTGCGGCAGAAAATTGTTTAAAAATAGCAACTTCTCCAAAAAGAGGAAAAATTTATAGGGAATTAATTGATCAACTTTCATTAATAGAAGGGGCGAGTCGGCAGGCTTGTCATTGGCGAGGAGACACACGTTGGTTGGATATTGCTGACAAGGCCGCATATGCTCAAAAGTTCTCAGGAGATTGGTTAAGAAGGTATAATTCAGAAAAAAGTATTTGGTTTTTGAAAAAATTATTTGTTCAGCTTGGGTTGTTGATGAATTTTGGTTTTAAATTATCTTTAGATTTGAAAGATAAAAAAACGGGAATTTTGGGCCCTATATTGCCTGAAAATATGCAATCATCTTTAATAAAGGGGGACAGGAATATCTGTATGAGGATATCTAATGGAGGAATAATCATACCGGATGGGGTGATGGTATGACATCTGAATATGAAGAAATAGATATCTTAATAAAAGATGATGATACGATTGAATCTGATAATCCTTTCTTAGAGATCAAAAAGCCGTCTAACAAGAGATCCTATAAAAGAAAAAAAGAAGAAGATGAGATAAACAGAAAGAATTCAAAGATTTTTTGGAAAAACATATTAGATCATCCAATTGGGCGTAAAGAAGTTTGGACTATCCTGCAAGAAACTCATGCTTTCGAAGACAGATTTGCTTGTGGTCCCAACGGGTTCCCTCAGTCAGAGGCAACATGGTTTCATGCGGGGGAACAGGCTTATGGGTTGCGTTTTTATCATAAACTGATGGGTCTTCATCCTCAGGCTATGGTTATTATGCATAAAGAAAATGATCCTAGATTTTTAGATATAGAGGGCATATAATGGAAACGGAAACAGTATCTAACGTTACGCCTATCTCCGAAATTTTATCTGATAAAGCAGAGGTTAATCAAGCTCTACCAAGTTCGGAAGCATCATCTGGCGTAGGACAAATTTCTGAAAGAGTAAATTTATCGGAAGTGGATTCCCCTCAAGTTCATCAGCCTTCTCTTTTATCTGAAGCTTTGGCAGAAAATGAGCCGGCAAAAGAAAGGGACGGCGCTGAAAGTCATGCTTCGGTCTTAGATAAGGAAAAAGGTATTCTGCCGACGGAAGAAATAAAGAAGGAAGCGCTACAAGAAGAAGTTAAACCCCCACTTGAGCCTATGAAATATGAAGATTTTAAAGTCCCTGAAAATTTGGGAGATGGGATTAAAATAGATAAAGATCAGGTGAATGAATATACAAAGATAATAGGAGAATATCGTGTTCCTCAGGAAGCGGCACAAAAATTAATGGATATGTATTTGAATGGTGTAAAAACTGTTCAAGATCGTATGGTGCAAACTCAATGGGATGTTTTTAATAATATACAAACGGAATGGAGGAATCAGGTTTTATCAGATCCTATAATCGGAGGGGCGGGGCATGATACGGCTATGCAAAAAATTGCATCTGTAAGAAATATGCTGGTTCCTAGAGAAAGAATGAAAGCATTTAATGAATTTTTAAACATTACGGGGGCTGGGAATCATCCTGAGTTTATACATATGATGTACCGCGCATCAAAGATTTTGGATACGCCTGAGCCGCCAAAAAGTCAGGCCAATCCAGTCCATGAAAGAGGGCCTAAATCTTTAACAAAAAGTGAAATTTTGTATGGAAATACATAGACTAATATAGTTTTTGTATATTAATAAAATTAGACAATTAATCTCTCTTTTCTTTTTATTTTCCTAGTGATATTGTATTGCATACATTTTTTATATGGAGAATTAACGTGGCGACAGGTCAGTACCCCACCCTTATTGATGTTGCGTCTCGGACAGATCCAACAGGGAAGCAAAGATTAATTGCAGAAATGCTTTCTCAATGGAATGCTGTTCTTGATGACCTTATGATTAAAAAAGCAAGTGAGATTACAAGTCATACTTTTACATATAGGACCTCTATTCCTGGTGGGTATTGGGCGGGATATAATCAGGGTGTTCCTGTAGGGAAAAGTACGACTGCTCAAGGCACTACGAGTATGGGGCGCCTTCAATCTTTTAGCCAAATTGATAAAAATCTTGTTGAAGATAATTCAGAGAATGAAGAATTTCGACTTTCTGAAGATCAGGCTTTTATTGAAGGAATGTCTCAGACAATGGCTGAGACAATCTTTTATGGGAACACTTTTGAGATTCCTTCTCAGTTTATGGGATTCTCTACAATTTATAATACGACTAATACTTCTACAAAGGCTAACGCTCGAAACGTTATCTCCGCTGGAGGGACAGGCAGTAGCAATGCATCGATTTGGTGTGTTGGGTGGGGGGACCGATCAACATTTGCGGTTCATCCGCGGAATTCAGATAGTGCTGGGTTGAAAGTCGAGAATTTGGGGGATGTGTTCCCCGCATATGATCAATTAGGCAATATGTTTAGAGCTTATACAACTCATTTTCAACATGCGATGGGGCTGGTTGTTGAAGATTGGCGAACGAATTTCAGGATTTGCAATATTGATACGACGAATGCCGGGCTTGCGGGTCCGAATCCTCCTAATTTGTTCGATTTTATTTCGAATTCATTATTATTGTTGCCAACCGCACCAAAAATGGTGTCTGGCATTACGCAAACTGATGCGCCAGGAAATCCGACGCCGGCTAATAATTATATTCTTTATGTCAATAGAACTATTCGGGCTGCTATGGATAAACAAGCAATTCGAGATCGAAATGTTCTTTTGAATATGAGAGATTACGCCGGAATCGTTGTTGATACATATAGAGGTGTTCCGATTAAGATTGTGGATCAGCTTGTGAATACAGAATCGACTGTTAACTAATTAACTTTATGTTATTATTGAAGGATTTCTAAAAATGCT